CTAAGCCTGTGAAATCATAGACCTTACGAAACATTACGTCTTTAAATTTATGACCGGCGTCTTCAAAACGCTCTTTAACGTTCGTTTGGTTTGATGGAATATACACCCAGTTTGGGTTGTTAATATCAGCTTCGACTACATGTTTAATAATAACCTGATTCATTGTTTATTTCCTTATATAAATTATAGTATAAATCTTGTGCTTTTGATACTTTTGCTTTGTATGCTGTAGCACCACCAGAATACTTCCGTAAATCGCCATTAAACTCAACAAGAATATCCGTGCCAATATCGATATTATGATATGGCTCGTTTGCTAATGCTTTGCATTTCTTTGGGTCTATAAAACGTTTACAGTGCATTGGTAATAAAACTTGCATAAGACCTGTCGCACCACTCGGGTTTCGCGCAGTTGTTTGGAATCTCGACTCAACGGTGATAATACCTAAAATTAATGTTGGGTCAAGCCTCTTTCGATCTGCTATTTCGAATACATAATCAACGATGGTTTTGGCATTACTGATTTTATAAGTGTCTTCAATAAACTCTACTACTTTATGTTTGAATAACACTTCTTCCGCAATAGCGGACGATGAAATCGATAATGTCATTAGCAATGCAATGATACTTCTTCGCATAATATTTCCTTTATGAGCGCTCTATTTTCTCCAACGCTTCGTTTAATTTGGAGAGTGCTTTGGAAACCTTAGGAGACCAGTCCATTGTGTCAGATGTCTCCCATTTAGTCGCCAGCTTTGCGAACTGATTAGCTGCTGCAACAGCGCCAAGCAAATTCGCATAATGAGCGGAATCCGCGTCAAGTGCTTTAAGACCGTTGACTAAGCCATTGCGAAGGCATACGTCAAATAGAATATCCTTTTGGTCTTGAGTAAACTCGAGTTGGATGGTTGAAGAACCGTCAGGATTATCCACAATCTTTGAGACAAGCGAAGTGCCTGCATCAAATACTTCGGGATTTTCGGTGATGGTCTTATAGGTTTTAGTAACTGGCTTCTTCTTAGCCATTCTGTTTCTCCTTATACTTCGCTAACTCTTCTTTACAACTGTAAGCAAATGTCTGATTACGGCTTGAGAAAAGTAAACGATTCAACGCTGCGCGGAGTTTGAGATTAGTCTCAGCTTCAGCGACAGCGCCAGTAAGGATAGGGACAAACGCTGAGTCATAAGCTGACAAAGCGGCCAAAGCGTCTGGCAAACTAATTACTAAAGATTTACGAGCGGCTTCCACCACTTCTGGTGGTAAGGCTTCGCGTTCTTGTGTCATAATATATCCTTCTTATTTTAATTGATTGATAGTTGATTCTGCTACTACTGCTAAATCGTTATGCTCTTTCCAAAATGCATAAGCCATTTCACGCCATTCATCACGCGCAGTTGGATTATCTCGTAAGAAAACCATCTTATCGTGAACTTCGGCGAAACTGCTTCCATAATCGAGACCGATGGTGCCAGTATTTACACACTTGCTTACTGGATCGCCACGTCCTTTATGGATAAGCGAGTCAAGCAACTCTTTGTGGAAAATAGGCACGCAACCAGAAGCGATAACTTCAGCGTGGCAATATTCAATATTGTTGCAATGGTATTTAGCAGGTAAATTATAGAGATTCGATCCAAAGGCAGACTTGCCTAAACGATACATAGCCTCTTCATTTACGAATGGTGGTAATAAGTATGCGCCAACATGCTCTACTTCAGTGCCATGGACATGCTTACCAGACTCACCATACTCCTTCTCTTGACGGAAGTAGTTGGATACTATACGACGCGTAGATGGGTCATCCACGTCAGTGTATAGGAGATCCTTGTAACCAATAGAGGCCTCAAGACCTTCTAAGATGGTAATGAATCCACTATCCATCAGAGCGTAGCTATGGAAGTCAATCGCTAGTTTAGGATTTTTCCACCCAGCTGCACGGCCAATCCAGCGCCATACTCGACTATCTTGCTCTTCAATAGGAACCCAATACTTCTCACGATGTGTAGCGTAGTCAAAGCCTAATTCCATCTTAGTGACTGGAGTTGTAACTTCGTTCTTTACTAACCATCGACAGAAGTCGTTTTCTAAAGAGTGAGTTGTAAGAATATCTACATTCTCACAGATTTCTTTTAGATTTGCATTACGTGTAATCGATGCCATTTTATGGTCGTGATTGATAAGCGCTTTACGCACTGTAATCGCTTTAACCATCTTTACAAACGATGAAGTTGTTTCATCATCCATTGCTATTGCGGGCACAGAGTGAAATATCACTAAATCGTGATTTGCGTTAATTTCATTAGCAATTTTATCCCACGACTCTTTACTTTTAAATTCAACTCTACTAAATATAATGCCTTTACCGCGTGGCCACTTCTTTGTCATATCAGCGTAGATAGTACCGCCAGCTCCGCGTTGGAGTTGCACTGCGGCCATGGTTACTCCACAGCCTTCAATACCACGTCCCAGAATATGTGCAATACGTGTCATATTATTCCTTATATAAATGGATTTGTTGATTTTACTTTTACCTTCTTTGTGATAGTGTCGGCTGGGCGCTCTTTGGTTTTCACCATTTGCTCGTAGCCGCAATACCATTCTAAGGCGTGTAACTGATCGACCAACCACTCCTTTGTTAGAGGAGATGGAAGGTAAGTCAAGTTATATTCGTGTGTCGCAAAGAATTTTCTACTGAATACTCCAAGGAGTTCGTCAAGCGACATTTGCTGATACTGGTCGTTCATCGTCTGGTGGACTCCAAGTAGTAATAACACCATCGTTATACATTGTATGGTCTAACATTTTGACCATTATGGCGTTACGTAGCGCTTCATCTTCTGTTAGGCCGTTGTCAGTGTAACACTTGACGACAGTCGACCATAAGACACCGTATTTATCTAAATATTTGTTAGCTTTAGCAGGACCAATGCCGTAAACGCCTGGCACACCGTCACACATATCGCCAGTCATAGACTGTTGGTAATGGAAGCGCTTAGCATCGTCAGGACTAATGTCCATCAGGATGTGTTTGCGATTCTTTTTGACGTGTAGCATTTTGCCAGGAACGCATTGGAGATCTTTGTCCATCGATACATGAATGATTTCACCTGGATGGCGAGTTGCTAGAATACCTAGCACATCGTCAGCTTCAAGGTTTTCCATGATTAGTGATGGATAAGACTCAATGACCCACTCTCGAAGAGGTCCTAATAACACAGGACGTTCAGAGTCTTTACGGCTTAATTTATAATCAGGCCAAATTTCTTTACGAAAGTTTTTGTGATGCGAGAAGCATAGCACAAACTCTTTGACGCCAGTGTAATTTTGATATTCCTTAATTACGTTGCGCACTATCGCTTTAGCTTTGTTGATATCTGCTTCAATAGAAACGTTTTCAGAATCCCATACAATCTTTTCTTGGGCTCCTAAGCTCGCTTGATAAAGAATGATATCCGCGTCAATGGCTAATTTCAATGCAACTCCCTTCGCATTCCGTCAGTTTCGACTTCAAGCTGTTTTGCGATATATCGAAGAGTGGCGATTAAATTGACCGTTTCTTCGCGATATTGCGAGTCTAAATGGCTATCATGTGGATTTCGACGATAATCTAAATACTCTTCAAATATCATCTCAAGTTTCTGAGCCACAGGAGCAACTTCTTGACCATCAATATTTAAATCGACGACCAATTCACCATTTTCAATAAACGGCATAATGTGGATGTGTTTAATTTCCATGATGCTTCTCCTATTAGTGGCAATCTGCCCAATTTTGACCAACCTTCGCTTCTGCATCGACGCGACAGCGCATTCCTAAACGATTACCAGCTTCTTGTGCAGAGGCTTCCATCAGTTTAGCAAAGTCTTCGGCAATACCATCTTTTGCAATCGCTTGAATTTCGTCATGGATATGTCCAGCAAACCAAAAGTCTTCGTTATATTTCCAACCTTTGGATTCTGCCATTTCACGAGCAACGTTTAGCCATTCTTTAGCGACTACGGCACCAGCACCTTGTAAAAGAGTGTTTAGTGCAGCAAAAGCTTTACGAACAGGGATGGTTGCGCCGTGCAATAGTTTAATATTGCCACGACCTTCAGCCGCTTTCTTGACATCGTTAGTGAATTTTTCAATCGCAGGAAAGTTCTCGTAAAACTTCTTACGAATCGCTTTACCTTCTTTTGTAGCACCACCAACAATCATACCAAGTTTAGCGTCACCTGCGCCATAAATCATAGCGTAGATAAGCGTCTTTGCTTGGTCACGAGCGAGCTTCTGTGCTTTTACAGATGAATCGTATACTTGACCTTCAGGTAATGGAGGATGGAATCCTGCCGCTACAGCGTTAGCCCAGTGAATATCACCGCCTAAGATAATGTTTGTATACTCACCATTGTCATATGCACCTAGATAATGCGCAAAGCATCGTAATTCGATAGCGTTTAAGTCGGTGCCAATCTGTTTATAGCCTTTTGGAGCATGAAACAGGGCACGACATTCAAGACCAAACTCTTTACGAGCGCCTGGCACTTGAGCCATATTTGGCGTTGAATGTGAGCAGCGAGTAGTTGCAGCACCAATCGTATTGATACGACCGTGCATACGTCCATCGTTACCGACCATAGTCAACCAAGCATTCTTACCTTCGCCAACCATACCGATAATCTTGTCAATGACAAAGTAGCGCTTTAGCTCCTTGGCTTCTGGATACTCCAGCTCTTCAAGGACTTCAGCATTTATCTCAGGTTTGCCAGAGGGCGTAAAGGCCTTTGGTGTCCAATTATATTTATTCCTAAACCAATAAGCGATATGATCGCGTGAGCCTGGATTAAATTCAATCACAGTTGGCTTTAATGGTTTACCAGTCTTTTCAGAGACACGTTCAATGGTGCGAGTTGGGAAGAGTGTAATCAATTCTTGACGAATTTCTTCACGCTCTGCTGACAACCTTGCATACATCGCTTGTGCCGCTTTGAGATCGAATGGAAATCCTGAATCTGACATATCGATGGTGTTAAACCAAAAGTCAGTTTCAAGTTGTAAGGCGCGCTCACTAAGGTTTAAACCTTTGAGGTATTTGTAAATCGTAACGTTTGTTGAAACGTCTTGAATACAATACTTTAGCATGTCTTCAGTAAACTCTTCAAAATCTACAGGCTTACTCGCTTTATGATTTCCAAGGCGTTCGCCCCAAGATTCAAGTGAGTAGCTACCATAGTTCTTTTGAGAGAGTTTAGGATAACGCTTAGCCACGTCCATTTGATAAATATCAGGATTACTGAGCTTTACCGCAAGGAGAGTGTCAAATGCATTTATATTTTCTTTTAACTTTCCAGGAAAAATCTTCCGAAGTGCTGGAATATCATAGCCAATAATATTATGGCCTGACAGCTCTTCAGCTTCATTTAACATTGGAATAGCTTTTGCGATAATTTCATTATGTCCAACAAACGATAATACTTCATCTGTTTCAACATTTTGAATAACTACGCAATGGACTTTTGATACAGTGTCCAACAGTCCGTTACTTTCTATATCGAATAATAATTTCATTCGTTCCTATCTGTCATTGTAGGGTGAAAATATGTAATCAAATCAATCACTTATGTGATAGTTGAGATTGTCTAAGACCGCATCACTGCGGTTTCGTCCATAAAGGACTCATCAGTTAGACTGTGAATGGTCGCTCAATAACGATATGCGAGCCTGCGCCTGCTGTCACTGTAGCATCCGCTTGAGCGGTTGTGCTAGTGGTGCTTGTAGTGCTATTGTCGCTATTATCGTCGTTATTACCATTGTTGCCATTATTGCCATTGTTGCCGTTTTCGCTACCGCTATCGCTGGTTGTGAATGGCACATCGACTTTAAAATATTTATTTAGAGCGTCAAGTTTGCCTTGATACTCATCAACAATAAGAAGCTCTTTTTCAATCGCATCCATCAAGTCAGCATGCTCAGGCAGTGCTAATGGATTTGATAAAATAACTTCCACATTCATGGTGTGTTTTCTAATGTGTGCATCGTAGTGCGCACGACTTGCTAAAATTAGTTTATTTCTAAGGCTCATAGTTTTAACTCCTAATGGATGTTAAACTACAGGAGGATTCGATTCAGGTTATCGATATAGTTTTGGATTGTCTGAGACCGCGACTCTCCCGAGTGGCGGTTTCGTCCATTAAGGACTCTTCAGTCAGACTGAATTATACTAAGCCAAATTCCTTGGCAATCTTATTGCGCGCAGTCTTACTTAATTTGGCTGCTTCATCGCGCGTGCCGAACGGTAATGCATAGCCTTCGGCGAGTGTTACAATCTCATGACCACGTTTGCGCAAGGCAGATACGGTCGCTGATACGTTTTTGACTTTATATTTCTTTGCAATAAATGCAGACGTTGCTACGCCTTTTTCTTTGATTGCGCGGATTACGAAGTAGTTGTTTGTGCTCATCTTAAAATTCTCCAAAAGAGTTAGTTGATGTTACTTGGACAAATGTCTCAGTTAAACGGCCTGTGTCACGATTAAAGTAGAGCTTACCGGCTTCGCCAGTTTCACCACTAAATCGATTCTTTAGCACGCGTATTTGAGTTTCATTTGGATTTTCGGACTGCTGATTGCGCTCTAAGCCGATAACAATATCGGAAAGTTGTGCGATTGCATGAGAGCCGCGTAATTGTGATAGTGAAGTATGTGCACCTTCTTCGTGACCTTTACCGTCTGGTCGCTTGAGATGTGATACTAACAATAAACCACATTTAGTTTCTTCAACAAACGTGCGCAACATTGTCATAGCTTGATCGATGAGTCTGCGCTCATCTATGCCTTCTAATCCTGATACAAGAATAGATAGGTGGTCAAGGATAATCCAATTACAACTTAAACCTTTAACCATATAGCGGAGTTTATTCATGAGATGGTCAACTTCAGACGAGCCGAAGTGGTCATACATAAATACTCTGCCAGTGCCTAAGGTTTTATCGAAAGCCGTCTTCATCTCTAAAGGCGTAACACCTTCACGAGATAAATGTAGTGGCTTATCAATCGCCAGACCCATCAGACCTAAGCCTGTGCGTCTTGTGGACTCTTCCAACATCACCATACCGACTGTCTCACCGACGCCGAGTAAATGATGGGCTATTTCACGCATAAACGCCGACTTACCGATTCCTGATCCAGCCGTAACTGTGACCAATTCACCGCGTCGACATCCATGTGTCTTTTCATTTAGTGCAACATACGGATACTCAATAGATAACGTATTATCTTCATGAGAGATTACTTCCCATAAGTCCACACCTGCAATAATACCATCAGGTCTAAATGACTTTGCATCCCAGAAGCATTTCATCAATTCTTCAGAGCGCTTAGCCATCAACATGTCATTAGCGTCTTTCAACGGCAATGATGCAATACGTGCTTTGCCTGGTCTAAGGACTTCTGCACATTTCTGAGCACCTTCTCGACCTGGCGCATCGTTGTCAAACATGATAACGACGTCTTTCCAACCGTCAAGCCATTCAATGTTATTGCGAAAGGCTTTAACGGCAGATTGAGCGCCGCTTGGCACAGATACGACTGGGAATTTTAATCCCATAATCTGAGCCATTGATAACGCGTCAATTTCACCTTCAGTAACTACAAGCGAAATCTTGTCACTTGGTTTACCAAATAGATTTTGACCAAAGAACGACAAATCTTTGCCATCACCAATAATATTGAAATTCTTGGCGGCATCGCGTGTCTTTGCTGCGACAACTTGTCCATCCTTGTAGTAAGGATAGAGATGGACCACTTTGCCGTTGAGTTGGCCTTTGCGAACGCCATACTTCTGACATGTCGCTTCAGCAATACCTCTAGCGGCCAATGGTTCCACTTGTCCATCGAAATACGGATTCAAAAGTGGAGTCGTGGCGTTCATAGTTTGCACTTTGTTATCTGACGTTTTACGCGTCGATACTTGACATGAAAAACAGAAGGTAGAGCCATTACTATATACCGCTTTTGCGTCCGACGAACCGCAAGATTCGCATTGTTCGTGTCGTAGAAATTTACTATCTTCCGCTTCCATTACTTATTCCTTTATCCATTCAACAGGTATTAGTTTATCCGCAAACTGAAAGCCATGTTTTCTACACCAATCTGCATAAGTTGTAGCAGATGATTTAGAGATACGAGCGTTCGAGTTTGAGAACACGAAACGAATATCCATAGTGGGATTCTGTTCTTTGACAAGAAGATGTTTCTGTCGATCAGCCGTTAAGAAACGACCTTTAGTTTCGATGATAATGCCATTGGATAGCACAAAGTCAGGCGTATAGCGATGCTTACGCTCTGGCTTAGTATAATACAATACAGTTTCTTCGAATGTAAAGGAGACGTTTAAGTTCGTCAGCTGATCGGCAATCTTCTCTTCTAATCCACTACGATATGCGTATTTAATAGCAAGTTGTTTAGAAGTCAGGCGAGTCTTTGCCATCGTCTGTCGATCCGTTGTCTTCTGCTTCGTATCCATCTTCGGCTTCAAACTTAGCGCCTGCGCCATATTCAACTAATTCGATAATCTGAACGTCATTGAGATATAGTGAAACGCCAACGTTGATACCCGTCATGTATGGATTAATTGCAGTAGCAACTTTCGCAACCGTGCCAGACGATACTTGTAGCACTTTGTTAATTACTTTGCCTTTGGCATCGTATAACTTAGGTGCACGCTTTGATTTAAATTTAAATACGACATTGCCAGTTTCCTGACCTTGATCGTCCAACTCAGGTGAGAAAGGCATATTTGCCTTAGCCATCTTCGTTGCACCGTATTCGGCAGTAAAAGCGTCTTTACACATAGTCATCAGCGGTTCAGCCGCCTCGGCTGGTACAATTAAGCTGGTCTTATATACACCTTCAGGATTGTATCGAGTGTCTGGCTTACCAATGTAAGGCCATGACAATACACCTTTTGGTGTTACTGTGGTTTTTAGTTTTGCCATCTAGGCTTTCTCCAATTAGTTAAAAAAGATACACCTTGCGGTCTATCTATAGGGAGTACTCAAGCCTCAAGCTGCTTTTCAAGAGCTAAGATAGCCTCCCGTTTAGCATCAATTTGGTTTTGAATCTCTTTAATCTTTGTTTTACGAATATCGTCTATAATCTTCTGGTATTTAGTAAAATTAGGATCTATTTTAAAGGCCACGTTTTGCATTTTATTTACAGATTCTAGAATCTCAGGATTAGTTTGAAGAGATTTATCAATAGCGACTAACTCTTTATAATCGTGATATCTTGAGCCTATAAGTGGATTTCCACGTTGCATTTCAGATGTTAAGAATCCACCATGAAATACTGAAACCCATGGCGTTGGTGGACAATGCATAGGAACGTCAGTTAAGATATCTTGAATAGAAATCTTTCCTAAGCGATCTTTTGCGTGATCCGTTAATTCAATACAATCTGGTTGTCCTAGCTTACGACTTGCGACATCCTTAAATAGCGATGGTATATATCTAATTGTACGCGATACTAGTAAATCAATCATTGAGAATTTATATTGAATAGGAATTGCGCGCTCTTCGTTTGGAAGAAGTGCTTTCAATCTACGTTGAATTAATCCATGGTCAACCACATTCACGTACGTTAATGGTTCACTTTCACCCTTTTGAAGACCATGCTCAAAGAGAGCGCGTATAACGTTCTCAGCGAGCACGATGGAAGGTAAAGCGTTTATTAAAGATGCATAAGCAATACGCTCAACATCTCGTGGTTTACGATCCATCTTTCTCCATTTATCGATGTGAAAACTTAGCTCGATAATCTCCTTAGAAAATTCTATGGAGACTGAATCAAGCTTTTCTTTGATTTCCAGAGATCGGTCTCTTGCGAGTTTAGCGACCTCTCTTTCTAACTCTTGCTGTTGTTGTATATTCATATGCTCCTAACAAAATAGAAATTCAGAATCCAATGCTTCTTTAGGATTCCACGTATTAAGCATTAAAGGTGTAGCATTAAACGCTTCACTTCCAACTTGCGCGTTTAGCTGCTCAATAAGACGCTGAAGCGGCTCTTGCTCAACTAACCATACAAATTGTTCACGAAGAATTCGTGCTAAATCGCTGCAATCTGCTGGATGTGCTGCAAACGAATCATGGATACTAATGACTTCGAAAGGCGCCTTCAGCATAACGCGACGAACTAGTGTGCCGTCTAATGAGTGAACCCAATTAGGTGGCATACCGTTAGACGCTTTAGAACGGTCGCGATCGCTTGGATCCATATACGTATACACGCGACGGATTAACTTTTGCGAGATTTCGCCAGTTTCTTGGTCTACCCATGAAAGCGTATACTTCGTCTGAGTCTCTTCTTCAACACCATAGCGCTGCTTTACATGCATACCGTCTGGAGTATTCCAAATAGCGTGATCGTAAAGCTTCTTTGGCGTAGACTTAAAGAATTCCAATAGCGTCATTGCAGCAGGAATGGTTTCTCTACATACGCCGTGAATATCACGGGCGATAATAGTGGCCATACCGTAATACAAAGAGTTATCGTCTAAGCGCACTTCACCTTCTTCATCTTTACCCATAAGAGATTTAATGGAGAGTTGAAGTTTACGTCTAGCGTCTTCTGAAGCAGGCAGTGGATAAGGTGCAATACCTTTCTCCGAATTACCTTGCAACTCGGTCTGAACGTAACCAATAGCACTACGAATAGTAGCTGAATATGGTAATGTCATAACAGGACGTTTAGTAAAACGCCTTGGAATTCCATTTAAACATACCCAATGTGCAAAGAAATTCTCTGGAAGTAATGCATACTTCTCAAGAATCAATTTAGCAACTGTGCCATATACGTCGGCCTTCTCAGTCTGCGTTTCAGGAGTTGCTGTAATGTTGACTAAGCTACCGCCTTGACGATCTTTAGCAACTGCAGAGAGAATCTGCAAACCTGAGCATGTAGCATCCATTGCGATGGTAATGTTTGTTTCATATGTCGCAATGCTACCACTATCTTCTGCAGCAACCATTTCACTAGCGCGTTGAAGAAACAGCGCAGGCTCTCCATCCTTCATAACAGTGTTGATAAAGAAGTCTGATTTTGCAGGATTTTCAACCGCATCGCGAATGATATCACGACGATCATATGCCCAATCGAATCTAGCTTTAAAGTTTGCTTTATCGAATCCTGCAGATGAGGCAATTCCCCACATTAACCATTTATAGCCGTCCACTCCAAGTGGCTTCTTATTAGCGAGTGTTAATACGACTTTTACGTCGTCACCCATTTGAGGATTTAGGTGAGCGCCTTTGTAGTAAAGTCGACCACGAAAATCCATTCCAACGCGATAATAGAATGCCTCTGTACCAACGTCAATCGCTTGACGACTAGCACGTTGAGCATTCTCACGGCGTGCTTTTAGCGATCTCATATCCGCTTCTAGCACAGCCTTCTCACGCCGAAGGACATACATCTGTTCTTTTACTGAACTCATATTCCCTCCTTTAATAAATATGTAAGACGCCTCACGGCGTTTCGTCCATTAGGACTCATCAGTTACATTGTTTGAAGCTTAGGCCACCATTGCGGTGCTTTAGTTGCGTGTGCCCATTTGGCAAACTTTGCTTTAGCAATAACATAATAGTTACGGTAAGCATCGATGGTGTCGTCCATCTTACACTCGTCAGGCATACATTGAGGTGGATTACTCCACTCTCCTGTAGGCATGCCAGGCGGCGCCACCCATAGACCTTTAATAATCGCTTCAGTCTTATGGATTTTATTATAGCGCTTCGTATACTCACGGCATAAGCTTAATCCTAATGCTCTTAGCCATGCATAGTGAAGCGTATTATCGCCTGACCATAATGTTGATGGATGCTTTTGATGTGTTGGTTTGTATGGAGGATTCTCTAGTCCATAACGAGCTTGGACAGAGCTCATCATCTGAGCCGTTTCGATAATCATTTTACATACATGTTTGTCGCAATGCATTTCAGCAGCCTTGACTGGGTCTGCGTCAAGAAAGAAAATATTCATGTAATTCTCCGTTTGTGTTTTACTTTACGACTTTTCAACTTCTGCTTCTTACTC